ACAGGGGTAACATTAAATTCACCACCAGCTGCACTTTCAGTAGTCTCAACACCAGCTTGAGTTAAACCTGAACGAACAACCGCCGCAGGAATTGTTCTTGCCAAACCAGCAGGGGTAAATAATGAAGCACCTCCTACTACCGCAGGAATATCTCCAGCGGTTAGCCCTGGCTCAATTACATACTCTTTGCCATCAGTAGGCGATTTCAAAAAGATTGTGCCTAGTTCATCTTTTCGATAAGTCAAGCCAGGGAAATTAGCTTGAAATATTTTTGCCTTTTCCTCTGGGTTTGCTAACAATCCGCCTAGTGCCGACTTAACCAAACCAAATGAGAGTTGATTTGTTTCAGGCATTGCGTAGATTGTTCTGCCTTCTTGCAGTGCCGTAGCTACCTCTGGACTTGCTGAACGTTTTGCGCCTGTTACTGATTCAGCAATGCCCTCAAAAAACCCCATATTTGATGGTTCTTCTGGCGTTGGTGCGCCACCCGCCTCTAATACACTTTCGGCGGGTTGCTGCCCAGCACGAATTGCCGCCACCCTTGCTTTCAGTTCAGGCGAATCAGCAGGAACATTGTCAGGAATGTTGTTAATCGTGATGCCGTCTTTTGTCGTTATTGAATATGGCATATCAATAATCCACAGTTACATTGGGCTGACCAGCCGCTGGTGGGTTTGCTGGTGGTGGGTTTACTAGCCCCCTGCCGCCAACTGGTTCAGGACCAAATACGTTGTCAGGATTGAGTTTGTAATTTGTAACAACAGCACTTAAAGCCCTTTTGTCTTGATCGGCTTTTTTCTGTGCCGCTTTAAGGTATTGCTGCGCTAAATCAACATACTTTTGTCGCTGTGTTGAGTTCAATGTAAATAATTGTCCACTCTCTAATTTTTGGGCATCATTTTTAAGACTTTCAAATAAACCAGCAGTATCTCGTGCTGTTGCAAATTCTGTCTCCCGCACCACAGAGCCAGGATCAAGCATCTTCATAAACCCAGTAATCAAAGCAATATCGCCTGGCCCTGTCTTTGCCCCTGCAGATGCTTTGATATTGGAGAAAGTTGTGCCAAGTTCACCATAAACTTTTGTGCGAGCCTGAAATTCCTTGCGTAATTTTTCTTCTTGCTCAAAAACTTTTGCAGGGTCAGCACCACCAGTTTTCTTAAAGTTTTCCAACTCTAAAACTGCTTTTTTAGTTTCGACTCCAAGTTTGTTTGTCCTTGCCAGCACTTCATTTGTCTGCGCTTTTGTCAAACCTAAATCTGAGGCACGTTTGACAATGGCATCAACTGCTTCACGCTCTGCATATTTAGCTTTAACTGCCGCTTGTTGTGCATCAGCAGTGGCTTTTGCAGCATCAGCGGCGGCTTTTTCATCTGCATTTTTGGCTGTGGCCTGTGCAGTTTTAGCTTTAGCCACGGCTTCATCAGCATCAGCAATCGATTTTTGTAGCGCAGATGGCGCAAGTGCTTCTGCCCTTATTGTGCCGAGTGTCTTATCAACATTTTCAAGGTACTCTTTGCCACCAGGCAACTGAGCCATCATCAATCCAATCGTGGTTTGTGCGCCAGTTGGATTTAGGTCAATCAGTTGCAAATATGTTTCTGCGGCTTTTGCATCGTTTTCACGACCAGAATTCCTCAATGCAACAGCTTGATCTTTTAAGAGGTTTTTTGCAATCTCTGGTTGGCCAGCTTTCAAAGCAGAAAAAATTTGTCCTGATTGTGCAAGTCGTGTTTGCTGTTGCTCACCAGTCATCATTTCAAATGATTTGCGAACACCCTCAGCCTGATCTTTTGGCAAGAATGCAGTTACTCGCGCATAATCTTCTGCTGTTGCATTTGGGTCTTTAAAAAGATTCTCTAAATCAGTTTGTTTTTCTTGTGCTTTTTCTAATGCTTGACGTTCAAGTTCACGCTTTTGTTGTGTAGCTTGAATGGTTGCTACATCCGAACCAAGTTTAAAACCGCCCAAAGCCGCCTCAAACGGACTTTGTACATCAGTCGCATAGTCAATGGGTTGAATGAATGGGTTTATGGTTGCCATGTTTTATCCCTTAAAACCCAAAACCAACGCCTGCTTTACCGCCAGCACCATATTGGAAACCAAGCATTTGAGCAGGCAAGTTGAACAGTTGGCCATAAGCCTTTGCTTTTCCTAATGTTCCACCCGCTTGTGCCGCACCCTGTTGAGCCAACAAGTTAGAAATATTCGTCCCTGTTTCAACACCTTGTGCGCCAACACCAGCGGCAGCAGCTTGTCCAATTTTCAAAAGATTGGCTTGTGTTTCACGACCAATATCTGAAAAACCACCAAGTCTTCCATATTGGCGCTCAATTTCCTCTTGCAACATTTGTGGTCGAAACTGAGCCAATGCCCCTTGAATATTTCCACCACGCAAACCACCAGTAGCTGATGCACGTTGCAATAAAGCCTCCTCGCCAGCTTGAACTGATGCTTGGAAACCACCACCACTTTCAATTTGGGCAATCGCTTCTCTTTGTCTTTCAGGACCAAGTACGCCAGCCAATGCCTGCTGTTGCTCAAACGCTTTTGGTCCTGCTTCAGCATATCCTGCATATTCAGTCATTGCTGGTACGCCAATATCAACATACGGCTTTAAAAGGCTTTGTAAAGCATCAAACTGCCTGCGCTGTTCTTCAATACCTGCTTCAGCCGCTTGTGATTGAACATCAGCGGCTTTTCCAGCAGCTTTTGCTTGCTGTGAACTACCAATGAGTTGGCTCCCGCCAACGATTAGGGCTGTGAATGGATCAGGCATCGCCAAACTCCTTTAGATAATCTTCTAGCGTTTCGCCATACAAAGCCATCACATGATGACCGTGCTTGGTAGCAAAACCAGCCCCATGCACCAGCGAGACCGCCATCAAAATTAAATCGTAATATCCAGCTCGCCACATGAACGACTTAGCATCTGCTTGTTTATTGCGCTCTGCCGTGTCCGAGGCTTGCCACTTGAGAATCATTGTCGCCAGTAAGGGCGTTAAATGGTTGCTGTTGCCTATAAAAAATGCGTTCTGGTGCATACCCACCAGCGTATTCCAAATGGCCGCATTCAGGTCTTCCCGTGCTACTGGGTCACCATCTGCTACGTCATCAAAGACTTGAATTGCGTCATAGACCATTACCAACCACTCAACGGCTGGTTGGGGAAGCATAAAAACCTTGGTCAGGTTCTCTCGCAGTCCATCGGTCATGCACAACTCCTATACAGGGCAGGCCGCTGGATGCCAGAACTCAGCGACTGAATTTTCGCACAAATTGACAAAAGGTCAATCCTCATATTCTTCGTCTTCCCAAGCCTGACAAACCCGCATATCGTTGCAGATAAAGTCCAGCTTTTCGCAGTGACCCCTGAATCCTGCGCCCTTGTCATAAGCTGCCATTGGAATGCGCTCAATCCGTACTTGGGTCATAAAGCTGTTGTCGTAATACTCGCAGTTTGAGCAATGCTTACGCCGTGCGTCTTTTTCATCGCACTGCATAGCTTCTGCCAGCCCTGCGTAGAACTCCTTGTTTGCGCCAGCCTCATTGGTGGGCATTTCAGGACCATAGTTCCAGTCAGCTACCGCAACCGCATAGTTCTTTTTGTTTTGGGCGTTGGTTAAAAACTCCTCATCCATCGGCAGGCCATTGAAGCCCCGCGGGATAACCATAAATTCTTTCATGCTGTTCTCCTTATGAAATTTCTCGGCCCGATGCTCGGATGGTTAGGGATGTTCCCGCCCCTGCGATTGTGGAAATAAAACCACCAACGTCTAATGCCTGACCCACCAACTCAGGGCAGGTATAGGTTTCATCAGGCACGATGGTGCGTGTGTCGATAATCAGGTTCGATGCCCCTGCTGACCCAGAGACAGTGACCAAGTTGCAACTGAAAGTTACATTGTTGGCACTGGTGTTGGTCACCGTGAACTTGTCAATAATTGCCTTGACATTTGTTGCGGTGTATTGGGTGGTTTGGCTGTTCTCTGCCTGTTTTGCAGGGATTAGCACTTTTACTGTAACTGTCATTGGACACCTCCGATATTATTTGAAACTGTCAGGATTATGGACGGAATAGCTGGAACTGGGGGTGTTGCTACAACGGAAAGCAACTCAACACTCAGGCTGGTGGTTGAAAACATCATCTCAACATAGTCACCCGCCTTCAGGTCAAAAAAATAATTTAGCGATGCAAAAATTTCAGCATCATTACCTTGAATCCTTATCTGGCTTGCGCTGTCTGGCACGTCTGTGCCATTGAGCCTAAACCAAAAGTAGAACTCGTCCGTGCCACCCGTGGTCTTGTCCAACTGAAACGAAGTGTCAAAGTTGTAAATGCCTTCGCTGTCCACAATGATTCTTGATGTTGGGCTGCCAATAAATACGCCATTGCTCAAGTCTGTCGTATTGAATGTAATGGCTTTGGCTGTGTTGATGACTGTCGCTGTCTGGGTGGTGGTGTCGTAAAACGACCCATATCTTGCTCGTTTGAACTCCCGTGGTGGTGGGGTCATTTGCAGACCTTCAACCGCTTTATTCAGCTTGTCCACCAATGCCAAAGCCTGATTTGCTTTGCTTTCAGCCAATGCCACAGTAACCGCAGTTTCTTGCGCCAGCAATGCAATCCTGTTCAGTGCGTCCTGTGCCTTTGCGCCCAATGCAGCGTCATTAACTTCAGTTTCTTGCGCTAAAGCAATGATCTGCGCTAATGCTTCATTTGCGCCAGCCGCCGCATTGTCTGCTTGAAACTCAAAGTCAGTTCCTGTGATGACCTGTAATGTGTCGACCGTAGAAAATAAAAGCTCAAACTGCCTAATCTGTTGCTGGTCAGTCAGGAATGTAGCAAGTTGGTCTCGCGTCAGGTTCAGCTTGCGGGAGGTTGGTGCGGTTGCCATCAGTACGCCAATGCTTCAATTTGCGCCTCAAGACGAACATAAGACACATGGGCATCACTGTCTCCACGGAAACGCTGGATGCGCCAGTTCCTCATATGACCCTGCTGAAACCATGCAAGACGTTTCTTTCGGTCACCAATCGTGCCGACAGCGATGAATTTTTCTTGCGAATAGGCCTGCCCGTCCAACGAGTAACTTGTGCTGATTTGTGGATTCTTACCCAACTCAACGCTTCCAGTTAAGCTAACCAGTTCCATCTCGTTAAAGATTGCCCCATTGCTTTCGTTGTAAACAATCAACGTGCCGAATTCCCATCGCACTTGTTGCCCCCAGTGGTGGCCTGTGTCCTGAACCAAGTAACCGATGCTGGTGCTTTGTGGGTCACCCACCATCCACTTGTCATAAACCCAAACCATGTTTCTGGCTCGGTATTGTTCAAATCCAATCAAAGTTGTTGTCAGCGTAAACCAAACCGCCGTTTCTAAGGCTTTGGATGCCGATGCATCAAAGACTATCGTGCGGTCAGGCAAGTGGACATACAAATGCTCATGGTTCTTGTCGTTCCTTGCTTCCAGCTTGACCAAGGCCAATTGTCCTTCGGTGTATTCCAACAAGAGATTGTCGATTTCCTGTGTGCTGATTTTCTCAGTGACGGCGGCTGCGCCTACATAAATGCCTGGCGCTTCATTCCTTGCACTGCCCAAAAAAGCAATGCGGTCAATAAACACACAGCACCCTTGAGTGCCAATCACGCCTTTTTGTATCTGTGCGCCATCGATTCGTGCGAATGGAAATAACTCCCCACCCACATTATCGAATACCTCAATCGTATTGCGGTTCAACGCATAGATTTCATTTCGCAGCTTGAGCAAAGCCACCACAGGGTCTGGGTCAACTTCTGAACTGCCGTATTTCAATGGGTTAACTTGGGTTGGGTCTGACAACTCAGTGACGATTAAAAACTCGCCATCCGTGGTCATGAAGTAGCCATCCACCCACACCACATCCAGAACCAGACCCAAGTCAGGGTCAGTCACTTGGGTCACTGTCGAGCCATTCCAGTAATACAACCGCCCACCTGAGGCAATCGCCAACCTGTCAAAACTGTAATCAAAGGTCACCAGTTGATTGGTTGGGCCACCTACATCACCCAGCACAGTAACTGTACCTGCGCTGTTAATTTCTACCAGCTTTGTACCCATCACCCGATACAAACTATCGCGCCAGTTGATGCCGCCTCGGTCAATGCCTGGCCCTGTACCGTTGGACACAATCCCATCGCCTGGCCTCAGAAACCCATTGCTGATGCCAGATTGCTTTGGCACAGGCACAAGGTTGACTGGGTAGCTTGTACGCAGTTCAGGGGTGTTATCAGTAAAAATGCCGTTCAAAATAGGTATTTGCATCACTTAGCCTTGTTGCGTTCAGAGATGCGCTTCGCCTTTGCTTTGGCATCTGCCTTTGATGATGCGCCCCAAGCCCTCAAACTCAACAGCAATCGGGTGGGCTCACCGTCTTTATATTCAGGGCCAGGATTGCCACCCATGCGAGCCAAGAACGATGCTCTGCGGGGGTTGTCGCCTGACTTGACTGGTGGCTTGAGGTTCATGCCTTCAGCCTTTGCCGCAGCCCTGCCCTTAGCGTTCAAGCCGCCTTTAGGGTTCTGGCCTTCCTTGCGTGCATAAGCTGGCGTTTTCATCTGAACCCCTTAATCTTTTCGGCAATCTTTTTAGGCTGCTTGGCAAACTGCTTGCCTGCCTTGGTAGCCTCACGCTTTGCCCTTGTGGTTGCCGCATACTCAGCCGCAGACAAAGCTTTGATGACCTTCTCAGGCAAGTATCTTTCGCCAGTCTCAGACGATGGCTTTCCAGACTTGGTGCGCCATTTCTGCGCCCCCCAGTCTTTGAGGCTTTTTTGTGTGGCTTTCATTTATAACCGCCACCTTTTTCTTTGTACTTCTTTGCAAGTAGTTGGGCTTTGCGAGCCGACCATTCACCAGCCGCAGTCCCTTGCACAGCCGAACCTTTGATTTCCTCAAAGAGACGCTTACGCATCGTGGGCTTTGTGTAGTTCCCTGCTTTATTGACTGATGACTTGGTTGCCATTACGCCGTCACACCTTTGATAACTGCAAAGTTAAATACTGGTTGTTCAGTTGTTGAACCCCCAGTGGTGCGAAATGTAATTCTAAAACTGCCAGCCGCCACCGCAGTGACCATTAAATCGTATAGGTCAGTGCCTGACTTTTGGTTCAGAATAATCACATCAGTTGCCGCCACTGTGCTGTTGGTCACAGTGAATGATGTAGCCACAGTTGTACCTGCCGCACTAAATAGTGTGATTGCACCAGTTGTTTTGTCCAGAGTCACACCCGTAGTTCGGCTTGTCCCTTGGGTTACTGCGCCGCCTGCGCCTGTGGCGTAACCAATACCAGCAGTTCCACTTGATGCGATCAAACCGGTCAATGTCAAAGTTGAACCAATGGCAGAACTAATTTGATACCAAGAATTGGTGGGTTGGTAGAACCGAATAGCTGTTGCTGTGCCAGCCGCCAATTTGGTTACCCCACCATAAATAGCAGTCGCACCATTTAAGGCAATCGCCAACGAGGTAATTTCTTGGGTCGAGGTAATCAGCACCGTAGTGCCATCAGGCACACTAGTGTTCAATGGCAGGGTAATCGTGCCAGTTGCCAGCGTTCCAGCGGGTTGCAATAGCATCCATTGGTCTTGGCTGACTGGTGTCGGCACGGTGATGTTGAAACCCGAGCCAGGCACATACAGATTCACCGCCAGTGTTGGCGATGCAAAACTCTGCTGGAAAAACGTCAACAGATTGCCAATGGACAAACGTCTTGCATCCCCATTGTTGGGCGAGTAAACGGGTAACTGGTCTCCGCTTGAAACAGTGCTGAGTACGGGTAACTGATTGATTTGTGGCATGACTGTCCTTAATAGTATTCAAGAGGCCCATCAGGGCCAGCAGTGACTGGGTTGGCTGGTGGTCTGATAAACGG